TGAAAATCAAAGAGATTACGAGCCAATACCGTAGAGATTTTTACGCAATTTATGAGTGTCAATTTTGCGGCCATGAGGTAAGGGGCACAGGATACGACGACGCTAACTTCCACAACAACGTTATCCCAAAAATGAAATGCAAAAACTGTGGAAAGTCAGTCATCGAAAACGGCGATGAGCTCAAATCCGAGTATCGCCCCTTAAGCACGAAGTATCCAGAAGGATACCAAATTTAGAAAGGAAAGGGAAATGAACGGAGTAACAATCGTGGCAGTCGTGGGAATGATTTGCGCTACGGCGATCATTATCACAGTACTTATCTATGGCGACACAGAAGGGAGAAAAAAGTGAAAACGAGAACAAAAAAGAGCGGTTACACACGCAATAGAACCGCTCTCCAACCAATAGGTTTAGTCTCTAGGACTACGCCTATTCTATCACATGGGCTAGCCGTCATGCTAGACCTCCTCGCAACCATGTGGGGCGTGGCCATGATCCTAGCGGGCGGCGCCGCAAGGGTCAACGACCTTGTGCTGTACGGCAGCATGGCGTTTGTGATGGGTCTTATCGGAATGATCCTCGAACTGGAGGTGTGGGATGTCGATTAATGAAAACATGGTCTGTATACCTCGTTCAGAACAAGAGCGTTTGCTCGCAATCGAGAGTCGGGCTCGCCTAGTATTCGACAGCACCAATAAGAAGGGTCTCAAAAGCACGATCTTTTGGATTCTGAAAGGCTGTTATCCCGGTAGACCAGCGATCCGTCAACCTAGTATCCATCTTCCGCAGGAGGTAACAAATGAAAGTAACGTTTGATAAATTAATCGCTCAAAACTTCCGGCAGATCGCCGACCGCGAATTTGATTTCCGTGACGGCCTGAATCTCATTGTCGGGGCGAACGGATCAGGCAAGACAAACTTGCTACACGCTATCACATGGTGCTTGTTCGGCAAGGATATGGAAGATCGGACGAAGTTCGAGGTTGTCCCGTTGAATCCGGACAACACACGTACAGAGTTAGAACCTGATGTGACCTTGGTCATTTCTATCGACGGCGAAAAACATGAGCTTAGAAGACAGCTCAAAGGCGGCAAGACCGCACAGACATACATCAATGGCGCGCCATGCAAGACGCTCAAAGAGTTTGATTCATTTGTTGCCGATATTTTCTCAACGCCGGAAAGATTCAAGATGTATGCCAATCCTTTATTCTTCCCGGAAATGCACTGGAAAGAGCAACGCAAGATTTTCATGCAGTTTTTCCCGACGCCCAAATCGTCGGACGTGATCAAATACATGGCCAAACGTAGTGGAAGAGAGTGCAGCGTTGCAAAAGAGCTCGAAAAGTTAGAGCCTGAACGACTCATCGACAAGTACTGGCAGGAACGTAAGGATCTCGAAGCGGAACGCGACAAGATCAGAGCGCAGATTGAACTGCTCGATGACCAACTTGAAGGTTTTCAACAATTTGATGTTGATAAGATGCAAAAAGAACGCGAATCACTTCGTGACCGCCTAGCCAATATTCAAGACAACATACGGACAATCAGCGCCTTTAACGCTGACATTGGGAAAAGAAGGCAAGAACTTGAGAGTTATATCCTGAAACAGGAATCGGCAATTAATCTTGCTAAGGAAGAAGCTCATTACGGTAAGGATCGGCGACTAAGACAGCTCCAAGACGACCTCGAAATACTTGAGCGCAAGCGCCGAAGGTTGGCGGATGAATTCAAAAGCCTAAAAGCTGATGACACCACTTGTCCTACATGCGGTCAGGAGCTCCCTGCAACTATCATTGCCGAGCAGGAAAATGTTTTACACAGCCGGCGCTCTGAAATAGCCGAACAAGGGATGGCCGTCGCTGAAGACATTAAGGCGATGCGAGCAGAATTTGAATCCGTTAAGAGCGAAGAGCCAAAAGCTCTAGATATCTCGTCACACATCAATTCAATCAACAAAGCGAAAGGCGAGCTGGCAAGGCTTGAGGCTCCATCGCCTATCCCTGTTGTCAATCAAACTGATTTAGATCGTTTAGATGATCTAGACAAAGCGCTCGCCCGTGGCGATATTCACGCAGAGAACATTGAGCGCAGAAACAAACTCATGGATCGCGAGCGAGTAATTAACAAACTCTACGAAAAGGCAGAAGTCGCCGCAAGAGAGCTTGCTGATTTCATGTTCTATCGCGCAGAAATGATCGTCAATGCCGTGAATAAGAGCTTCAAGAAGATCTCCGTCAAGGTGCTTGAGATCCAGAAGAACGGCGAGGCAAAAGAAACGTTCGAGATCCTCAAAAATGGTGTCCCCTATTCGGAGCTGAACACAGCCGGAAAGCTTGAAGCAGGTCTCGAACTCACAGGATTTCTGAAGGATCAACTGCACATCGATTGCCCGACGTTAATTGACAACGGCGAGCGTTACACGGATGTGAACCTTTCCCAAATCAAAGGACAAATCATCATCGCAACAGCCCGTGAAGGCGCGGAGCTGCAAGTTTTGGAGGAATAAAGATGACAAAGGAAATAGCAGGAAAAGACAACAACAAGCTTATCAGATCGCAAGTAAGGCATATAACAAACTTCTTTGCTGATCAGGTAGCCAAATATTTTCAGGATCTACCCGAAGCTATTGGTACGGGAGAAGCTCGGCGACTGACAGTCAACTTGTGCATCAAGGCCAACTCAGTATTGGAGGAACAAGATATGGGATGGGGCGTCGTTGACGCAAACAAATTCCTTATAGATTGTATCCGCATGGTGACGCTTGGACTGGATGCTGGCAACGGTGAGTGTTATCCGATCCCGTACAGAAACAAAAAAACGAAAAAGGTCGAATTGCAATGCTCGCCGTCAGCAAGAGGATTAGAAAAGCTTGTCATGGAATACAGCGTCGGCAAAAAAATAATTCGCTTTGATGCATACGCCATCAAAGAAGGTGAAGCCTTTACTGTAAAAAGGACTCCTGGTAACGATTTGTGGTCCTACGAAGAGCAGCCATTCTCAAGCGGTGAGGTTGCTGGATATGTAACCATTGCAGTTTATGAAGACGGAACAAGTTCTGTTATGACCCACACAACAGATGACATTGAAAAGAGACGCCAGGCATCAAAAGCGCCTAACAGTCCTGCTTGGAAGAACTGGTACACCGAGATGGCACTAGCGAAAGCAACAAGGCGCCACTGCACAAGAATCCCTATCAAACTGCCAGATGCTAAAGAACGAGCATTTAACCAAGCAGATGACGAAGACGACTTCGAGTCATTCAAAGACGTGACGCCACCCACAATCATGTTACCTGAAGGCATTGGCGAGGAAGAGGTTGAGGAAGAAGAACCTGTCCCGGAACCTGAACCTGCTCCCGTTGTTGCTAAAAAACAGAAAGCAAAGGCACAACCACGGAAGATCACGCCAGAGCCTCCGCCGGAACCTTCGGCTTTTGATGAGTACAGCCAGATTCCTCTTGACTGGATGGAGGCCTGAGATGAAGGTTACATGCATCGGCACAGGATCGAGCGGTAACTGCTTCTACGTGGAGTCCGAATTGGGCACCGGCGTCTTTTTTGACGCCGGATGCCCACCAACGAAGATTCTCGACCTCGGAATATCTATCGCAAACAAGCCTTTTTATGTGACGCATGAGCACGGCGACCACGCAAAGTATGCGCTTGAGCTGCAGGACAAGTATGGTGCAATAATCTATTGTTCGGATTTAACGTTCGATGCCCTGAACCTCTGCAAGAAGTGTTCTGTGCAGCGATTAAAAGACTTTTATCCCAAGAAGAAATGTTACGTGCAGGGCATTAAGGTTATCCATAATGCAGCTGATCCATGTGCTTTTTATGCGGACATCGACGACGAGCGCATGCTGTACATCGCGGATGCTGGAAGTCCACCGGAATTGCCTGAAGATATAGCTCCGGATGTCTTGATCGTGGAGGCCAATTACACGCCCAAGAGAATGGCAGGAAACGCCGAGAAGTCAGACTCTATGCTCTATGTCTCCGGACGTGTGTCGTCAGGAGTTGGGCATCTAAGCGCAAGGGAAGCCGCTCAACTTATTGAGCCGTATCTCGACTATGCCGATCTAATCATTCTATTCCATCAATCCGAAAACAATTTCGATTACACCGAATATTACAACGATATGGAAATTAGCGACACGTTCAAAGCTAAGGCTCAATTCGCCAAACCCGGCATGACGTGGAATTCCATCCCGTTTTAGGAGGAGCGCAATGGCAGACAACGTAAACAGATACTTGGAGTTAATCCTTAAATGCATACCGAAAGGCAGCACAAGAGCAAGGAATCTTCGCGATGTCGCCATGATGGCGAATGTCTCGGAAAGACAGACTCAAGAATACATCCGACAGTTGCGCGAGGACGGATGTCCAATCGTGTCCATGTCATCGGGGGGATATTTCATTCCTGATGAAAACGATCCGACAGACATTGCAGAGGCCGAGCGCTATATGTCCATGATGCGTGGACAGGCGATGGAGAGATTACAGACGGTGAAAGCCATTGAGCATTGGCTTGAGAAAAACAGAAAGCCGGTTCAGATGAATATGGACGCTTACATAAGAAAGGGGTAAATGCATGGCAGATTATGTCAGATTATTCTCGACAAAAGAGATAAGTGCTTACCTTCTTGTCCTAGAGGCATTTGGCAGGGATTTGACATCTATCGAGGAAGTCAGGCTAGCTACTTTACTCGAAAAATATACTGCGTATGAAGTCATCCAAGCCATTGTGATAGCTCACGACAAATATCTTGAGCATGACGACGATGGTCTTGTTACATTCGGCGAGAATATTTTTTGGGAAAAACTGCCCGGCATCTGTTGGAACAGAAGGAATGGCAGGTGCTGGTAATATGCCTAATAGGATTTTGAAAGAGACTATTTGTGTCAGTAAGGATATTGCGAGCCTGTCATGGTTTGAGGAAGTGTTCTTCTATCGATTGATTGTTACTGTTGATGATTTCGGTTGTTACTACGCCTCTCCTCCCATCCTTAAGGGCAAGATGTTTCCTCGAGATTCTGTCACAGACGCACAGATTGATAAAGCCATGAATACGTTATCGTCGCTAGGTATTGTTCGCACCTATACGGTTGAAGACGAATCGTACCTAGAAATTGTAACGTGGGACAAACATCAATCACGTCGAGCCAAGAATCGGAAGTATCCATCCTTCGAAGAATCAGATGAATACCGTTGCATGCAAATGAATGCAGATGAAATCAAATGCGAGCAGATGAATGCAGATGCATGTAGAAAAAAAGATGTTGAACAAAATGACGAAAAGTGTTCATTATCTGGCGTGAAATCATTTGCAAGCAAATGCAAGCAGATGCATGCAAATGTTCCCGAGGAATCGAGGAATCGAGGAATCGAGGAATCGATATTCGAGGAATCGTATTACTGCACGGAGCGATCTGACGATCACTCTGTGCCAGAGCCAAGCATCGTCATTGAATTGCCCTTGAACGACAAAACATTTCACGCAGTCACAAAGGAGGATGCCTCGAAGTATCGAGAGCTGTACCCGGCTGTTAACGTCGAGCAAGAACTTCGGAATATGCTTGGTTGGCTGGATGCTAACCCAAACAAGCGAAAGACACGCAAGGGTATCAAGCGGTTTATCGCGAACTGGCTGTCTAAAGAACAAGACAGAGGCGGTGCACGAAGTCGAGCGCCAACATATCGGTCAAGCGACAAGCGCGACAACCGAGACAATTTCACTCTTGATGCGGCTGAACAGGAGTTTCTTGTTGAAGCACGAATGCCGCGACTGGAGGGGCAGCCATGACCAACAGCAGACGCAAGGGAGTAGAGGGCGAGCGCGAACTCGCCGATAATGATGGAGGGGAGAGAATGAGTAACAACAACAACCTAGCCCGTGAGCGGATTGAGGCGGCGATTGAATTGATCGAAGAACAGAAAGAGGGAGCCGACAGGGAGTATTACTTGCACGACATAGGCCTGTCAAGCTCACTGGATATCGGCATTTATGAGCGGGTAACGGACGCCTACGACACCATCCTTGCCGCCCTCGACGCCGTGAGGTGGAGGTCTCCAATAACAATGCCTGATTTTCATGACGTGTTAGTCGCTTTTAGGAGATCAGACGGAAGTGTCGGGTGCGCGATAACGGTCAAGTTGGAAATCCCGGAGTATGTGACAGTGCTGGGCTGGCGGCCTGTGTTGATGTGGGAGGAAGCATGAGCATTCACGCGATCAAACTGCAACAGCCATTCTTTGACGCTGTACTGGACGGTTCCAAGACATTTGAGGTTCGCCTGAATGACCGGGATTATCGCGAGGGCGATGTTGTGATCCTGATCGAAGTTGATCACGACGGTAAACAGGTAACACCAACAAGGATTGTTAAGGCTGATATCGGGTTTGTGTTAGAAGGTTACGGATTAAAAAAAGGATATGTCGCATTCTCTTTGCTTAACGTCAAAGAATGTGTGCCGAAGTGTTACGATTCGGATGATGATTACGGCGGGATTGGGTTGACGGATTAGCGATGACTATACAGAATGCCAAAGATCGCGCCAGAGAACGATTAGAAGAATATCGCCGAGTTGTCGATGATTCGAAGTATTGCCGTGCGCGCATTGAGACGCTGCGTGAGGAGATGACAAATGTTTCGCGCCCTGTTGGGTCGACTTCCGCAGGTTGGACGGGGGAGTATGTCACGGAAACGGTCGTTGGAAAAAAACAGGAGGGTCAGCCAAAGCCTGTGCCCTCCGACGTATCGATTCCCGTTAAGCGTATTCCCCGATCCTTACATGGAACGAGAGACCCTAAGGGTGGGGAAAAATATCTAACGTCGTTGATTAATGAGATCATGCGATTCGAGCAAAGAATTGGACGCAATGATGAGCTGCGTCGCACGATCGAAGCAGAAATTGATACTTTTTGTGACGAAGATCAGGCGTTAGCGCTCAAGTATCGGTACATCGAGGGACTAACTCATACAGAAGCGAGAAGGCGGCTGAATTACAGTGAATCATGGTGGTTTAAGTTGTTTTCTTCGGCTTTAGAGGCCTACGGCGAGAAAATCAGGAGTAAAAGAGAGTAAAAGAGAGTAAAAAGGAGTGATTGTTCGTTTTTCGGTGTGATATTATTAAACTGTCAAAAGTGTCAGCAGGCGCAGAAAGTGTCTGCTTTTTTAATGTAACAGGACCTCCCGCACCTCTCAATGAAGTGTCCCAGGGAGGACATTGCCACTCGCGAGGGTGGCTTTTTTAATGCGGCGAGCGGTAAAAGGACTGGCGGTAGACAGCTCATGGGCGACTCCTCTCATGGTTCAGTCCTGCCGTATTTCTTCTTGGGAGGAGGTGACAAGCTATTGACAAGCGAACGGAAGCGAAACGCCTCTACTTGGAAGATGGCTTGTCCCCTTCCGAGATCGCTGAGCGATTAGGTGTTCGATCAGGCACTGTGCGTCAGTGGAAAAGGCGTGACAGTTGGGACGGTGAAACTTGTAACGTTACAACGTCCGTTACAGCAAAAAAAAGACGAAGACAAGCAAGCACTCGAAAGAAGATTGTCGAGGCTATTGAAGAATCAGGGTTGACGGAACGTGAGAAGAATTATTGCCTTGCGTATGTCAGTTGTTGGAGTCGAGTTCAAGCCGCATACCGTGCCGGGTACACCGGAGCACGAGCTACAGTCAGAAATAAAGCGTATGAGCTCATGCAGCGGGAGGATATCCAAGCAGAAATCAAAAGGTTAAAGGCCATCAAGCGCGAACAACTCCTTGCAGATGGTGATGACTTGCTTGAGTTAGCGCAACGCGTCGTGTTCTCGGACATTACAGATATTGCCAATTTCAAAGGCAATACTGTGAAGCTGAAGTCTGATCAGGAGGTGGACGGCCAGTTAATCAAGAAGATCGGCGCTGGGAGACACGGGCCGATGGTTGAGCTTAAGGACGAGAAGCCGTATCTTGAGCTGCTTGTCCGAATCACGGGACTTGATCAGGAAAACCCCAACGCTCACATGAAAGACGACGGCTTCATTGAGGCGTTGCAGCAGGAGGTGGCGGACGTATGGGCAGACGAAGAGCCTCCAAGCGATTAACCTCTTCCCTATTCAAGTTCAAGCCGTTCTCGCTCAAGCAAAAGAAGATTCTGACGTGGTGGATGCCCGGCTCCCCTGTCCAAGACTATGACGGGATCATTGCAGACGGGGCTATTCGGTCCGGTAAGACATTGAGCATGTCCCTGTCCTTCGTCATCTGGGCGATGGAGACCTTCGACGGACAGAACTTCGCGATGTGCGGAAAGACAATTCTGGCATTCCGTCGAAACGTTCTTGTCTGGCTTAAGCTGATGCTTCGCTCTCGAGGCTATCGATACGAAGACAGCAGATCAGATAACCTAGTGACGATCTGGCGGGGCGACACCGTCAACTACTTTTACATCTTCGGCGGGAAGGATGAACGCTCACAAGACTTGATTCAAGGAATCACGCTAGCGGGTGTGTTCTTCGATGAGGTTGCTTTGATGCCAGAGTCTTTCGTCAATCAGGCGACAGGACGCTGCTCTGTCACAGGCTCAAAGTTCTGGTTCAATTGCAACCCGCAAGGGCCCTCGCATTGGTTTTTAACGAACTGGATTAAAAAGGCTCTCGAGTTACGACTCGTTTACTTACATTTCACGATGGATGACAATTTGAGCTTGTCACAATCGATCAAACAACGATATGAGACGTTGTACTCGGGAGTCTTCTACAAGAGATATGTACGCGGTGAGTGGTCGGTGGCTGAGGGAGCCATCTACTTGAGTTTTGATCGCGCGCGGCATGTGTGGACACATGAACAGCTTGAAGAATACCTGAAAACAAATAGCTGGAGCTTTTTCACGATCGGCGTTGACTTTGGCGGGAGTGAATCCGCGTCGGTGTTCACGCTGGTCGGATTTACGCGCAACTTCAAGAAAGCGATTGTGCTTGACGAGTATTACGACAAAGAGAATCTGGGCGCAGACCACCTGAAGCAAGCGTGGATAAAGAAGGCGGGGCTCTGGAAGCAGATGTTTCCGCGGATCACTGATGCGTTTATGGATCATGAAATGCTGCTGATTAAGTCCTTTCGCCAGGCGACTCCACAGGTTCCGGTACGTCATGCGTGGAAGTCCCCTATTGCTGACCGGATTAGCGCAACTGACATGCTCATGGCGACGGACAAGCTGGTCGTCATGAATAACTGCAAATATTTGATTAATGCGTTCGAGTCGGCGGTATGGGACGCGAAGCATCCTGACGAGTTGGTACGTCTCGATGATGGGACGGTCAATATTGATAGTCTCGACAGTTTTGAGTACGCGATCGAGAAACATTTTCGCGATTTGCTGAGGATTTGATTATGCAAATTAGAAACCTAATCAGAGAGGTGTTATACAAGATGGGCCTAATTCAGGGAATGAAAGATAAATTCCAAGACAAGCGAATCCCCGACTGTCAGGACTTCTATGACTCGTACATTGCGAAGTGGAAGGCAGCTTACTCGGTCGATAAACAGGAGAAGAGCTGGCTTAAGACGCATAAGAAGACAGTTAGCGCTCCGGGAGCTACGGCTCGCACGCGTGATTCTCTCGGCATGGCGAAGGTCTTATGCGAAGAGCTCGCCGGGTTAATCTTCAACGAGGAATGTGAAATTTCAGTCAGCACGAAAGGGCATGAACCGGGAAACGACAAGCCGGACCGGCTGAATGATTTCGTTCAAGAGGTCTTAACGCAAAACGGCTTTTGGTCAAAGTTCCAGAATCTCATTGAGCTGGAGCTCGCGCTCGGAGGAGCGGCGATCAAGATAAGTCACGACGGCGACAAGAAGATTACTCTGTCATATCTGATGGCGGATCAGTTCATCCCGATCGGATGGACGAACAAAATGATGACAGAGAGTGTATTCGTGACGCAAGAAAAGCGTGATCGTCACTATTACACGCTCTTCGAATGGCACCTGCTCAAAACGATTGAAGGCGAGACTAAACGGGTACTTGAATACAACTTATTTGAATCCAACAGCACGGACAATTTCGGGGTCGAAGTTAGTGTAAAACGCATCTATCCTGGGCTGAATTCCGAACTCCTAATCAATCGAGATTTACAGACGTTTGTCTATTTCGCGCCGAACATCGCGAATAATGCCGATTTCGCTTTACCGCTGGGCATGTCAGTGTTTGCTAATGCCATGGACACACTGAAACAGCTAGATGTCGCCTTCGACTCCTTCGGGCGAGAATTCGTCCTGGGCAAAAAGCGTATCATTGTCCCCGCAGCGGCGATTCGGGAAGTCACAGTCCCTGGAGCTGCTGAGCCGCTGCGCTACTTCGACGCGGACGATGAAGCTTATGAAGCGTTCGACTTTGACCGGGTGGACAGCTTCCAGATTCAGGACAACACGGTTGAGTTACGTGTCGAAGAGCATGTCAAAGCGATCAATGCGCTTCTGAACATCCTTTGCCTGCAGACTGGGCTCACGGCAGGCACATTCTCTTTCGACGTGGCGCAAGGCGTGAAGACGGCTACGGAAATCATCAGTGCGAATAGCAAGACATACAAGACAATCAAAGGACACCAAAACCTAATTCGTGAAGCTCTTGAAAGTGTCGTGCACTCGATCATCGACTACGGGAAGTTGTATAAGCAGCTCCCGGAGGACGTCGAATACACAATCGCGATTGGGTTTGATGATTCTATTGTCACGGACACCAACGCCGATATTGATAACGCCATCAAGCTCACGACAGCCGGTCTCATGAGCAAACTACGCGCCATCATGGAGCTGAACGATTGGCCAGAAGAAAAAGCGGCGGAAGAACTCGAGAGGATTCAGAAAGAGTCGGCTCCATTGATAGCAGAACAGCAAGATATCTTCGGTAGCGAATGATAACGAGCAACAATTGAGGAGGCCAGCATGAAGCCTACACCGAACGAACTGGCCATCCTCGCTCATGAGATCGCCCTTGTCTACGGAACACTTGAAGAGTGGATGATCCGGAAGATCGTACAGCGCTTAGTAGAGGGCGCCCCTACCCTCCCCGCAGAAGTGGAAGACTGGCGTATTCAGAAGATTCTCGCTTCTGCCGCGTTCAGACGCGACTCAATAGCTGTCATGCGAAAAGTCTTAGGCGACATCCCTCCACAAGTGGATCGGATGTTGTTTCGGACGGCCCGCGAATCGGTTGATGGCGGGGACGGAGCGACACTACAAGAGGCTTGGGAGCGCGGGCTAATCCGTACTATGCCCGAGCCCGAAATGGCCGCAAAAACAACGTTCATGCTTGAGAAGCTCAATGAACAAGCCCTTGATCGCATGAATCTTGTGAACACGTCTATGCTTGTGAGCGCACAGCAGCAGTACATTGATACGCTAAACATTGCTGCAGGTTTTATGCTGTCGGGTGAAAGCCCATATGTTGCCATGAAGACAGCGACGCGGAAGTTAGTTCGTGAAGGTTTGACCGGCTTCTACGATCGCGCAGGGCGACGCTGGGAGCCACAAAGCGCCGTTGAGATGATCCTGCGGACGACGGGCAATAGTGCGGCCAATCAAGCGGCTTTTACCCGCATGGATGAGGTCGGATGCGATGTGATTGTCGTGAGCTCTCATTTGGGAGCTCGCCCGAAGTGTTCACTTGTCCAGGGTAAATTATTCAGCCGGTCAGGGACGACCAAGACCGTCAAAGACAAGCATGGTGCCGTGTGGCAGGTGGGCGACTGGAATAAAACGAGTTACGGTGAGCCGGACGGTATCTTAGGCATCAACTGCCGACACCACATCGGAATGTTCTTCGATGGTTTAAGTGAAAACAAACAAGAACAAGTTGATGAGACAAAGAATCGCGAACGGTACGAGCAGGAACAAAAACAGCGAAAGCTTGAGCGTGAGCTCCGAAAAGCAAAGCGTGAGCGCGATGTTGCGAAAGAGATCGGAGATGAAGATGGAGCACGCCTAGCCAACAGGAAGGCTCGGGCGAAGTCCAAAGAGCTGAGAGATCACATCGCAAAATATGACTTAAGGCGGAGCAAGGTGCGTGAGAGGTTTTATGCCTCCTCTCCAGTCCAGAGAGGTTTAGGTTTGAGTGATGCGAAAACCCTTGACAGCCTTGATCAGAGCAGTACAAAGGTCTCTCCAATAGGTAGGCTCAACATCAACAAACCGGGTGCGTTAGAGCGCGTGCTTCATTATCAAGAGTCTAGGATCGCTGACCAAGATCATGAGTTTGCAGTCGTTATCGATCGCAACGGCAATGTTTATCGATGCGAAGGTGTCGAGGATCGCGTTCACCCTGAAGTTTTAGGAATTGAGGTTTTAAGAGGGTCGACCGTCTCGCATAATCACCCCCTGCATCTTGGTGAACCTTGGGGGTTCGGTCCTGACGATTATCTTTTTTTCCGAGATTATGATTTAGCGAAGCTTCGAGTCATTGCTGGTCCTTTCATCGATGAGTACAATAGGAGTGGTATTTGCCCTCAAAGGTTACCTACGTTATTTGAAATGGCAGCTTTATCAGAGGAAAAGCTTAAGGAGTTGACTCGATATTATGACGCAATTAGAAAGGCTATCCAAAATGGATGGGGTTTCAGGCGGATAAGGAGATAGAGCATGGATAATCTATCGAAGGACGAACGTTTATCTTTGGCTGAAGCTGAGATTATGGAAGAGCTTGAAAACGCGCTATATAAAATGGATAATCCGCCTCCCAGTTCGCAAGGCGGTCTTGATGCAGGAATAAAGTTAGAAGAAGATCCGCTATGGGGTTTCGCTTTGAACAGAAGAAAAATCCTTGAAAAATATAATCTTACGCTTGAAGAATTTGCATCTAGACAAAAAAACGAATGAACGGAAACCGCCCTCGAGGCGGTTTTTTCATGCCCGAAAGGAGGCAAACATGACACAAGATCAACTTAAACGAGGGAACGAGATCACGGCGTTGCTTGCTACGAAACGAGCCGTCGCAAGCGAAATGCAAAAGGCAAAGCAGCTATTTGCAACCGGCGAGTTGCATGTCGGTACATACGTCATTCCTGTCGTGGCGACAACCGTCTCTACTGTCATCGATCAGGCGTATGTTCAGACGATGAATGAAATTCAAGCACTCGAAACGGAATTTGCTAACCTGTAAAACCCTCGATCACAAGTCTTCATATCAGCGGCCCTTGTGGCCGCTTTTTTTATGCCGGAACCAAGCGGGTGTGAGGTTCGTTCTTCACCTCAATCCTCACATTGCGGTGCAAGTCCGCATTTCGGCACAAGTGCGCGTGCACACAATTATCGCCGATGAGGCAGGTCGATGAGACCGAAAGGAGGCAAAGTATGCCAGACCCAACCACCACGACTGAGACCAATACCGTCGATGAGCCGGTTACGCAAGGTGCAGTGGATAGCCCCGGAACTGAGGAAGGGACGGAGCAACAAACTACTCAAGAGAAGACGTACACGCAAGCGGACGTTGACAACCTGATCAACATTCAGAAAGCGAAAATCCCTCCTAAAAAGGAATTGGACGCTTTCCGTGCGTGGCAGGCAGAGCAGAGGAAAGCCGCAGACAGCAAGCTTGATGACGAGACCAGAAAACGGATTGAGGCTCAAGAACTCGAGAACAAACGTCTGCGGGCTCAAGTCGAAGCGCTGAAGCAAGGCGTCAAACCCGATGCTGTTGAGGATGTCATCACTCTAGCGATGGCTCGTGTTTCGGACACGGTCACAACAACCGAAGCCATCCAAGCGGTGATAAAGGCATACCCGGCTTTCTCTAGCGCGGACAGCGCACAGGACTCACAAAAACAACCCGCCATCGTAGTACAGCAGGACAACAAGCCCATTGCTACCGGCGGCATAAATGCGGCAATGAACGACATCATCCGCGGAAAGAAAGGAAATTAAAAAATGCCAGATGTACACATCACAAGATCACAGGCTGATGCTTTAATCCAGCCTGAAATTGCAAGGGAAATCATCAAGGATATCCCGGAACAGTCGGCAGCTCTCAAGCTCATGCGTAGGCTGCCTAATATGAGCACGAAGACTCGCAAAATGCCTGTCTTGTCTCAGACCCCGATGGCCGGATTCATCAGCGGCGATATCGGCCTTAAACCGACTTCGACGGCGGCCTGGGAGAACAAATACATCATCGCCGAAGAAATCGCGGTTATCGTCCCCATCCCCGAAGCGGTATTGGACGATTCAGAGTACGACATCTTCGGTGAAATCAGACCCCTTATCGCTCAAGCTTTCGGGCAGGTAATCGATGGGGCGGTGTTCTTCAACGTTGATCGCCCCGATTCATGGCCGGTCGGTATCGTCACGAGCGCTCTTGCTAAGACGAAGAGTGTCTCCATGGGAACTGGGATAGACATCGCGGCCGACGTGGACTCTCTCATGGCTCTCGTTGAGGCGCAAGGACTGGACGTCAATGGCTTCGCCGGCGATGTGTCTGTGAAGTCGAAGCTTCGTGGTCTGCGTGACCAGAATCACGGCCTGTTGTTCCAGCCTTCACTGACTGCCGGCACACCGTCCACGCTATACGGACAGTCGCTCGAATTCATTAAGAACGGCAGCTGGGATGCCGATATTGCATTGCTTATCGGCGGTGACTGGAACCAAGCGGTGTATTCGATTCGCCAAGACATGACGTACAAGATTCTTGACCAGGCAGTCATTTCTGACGCTAACGGTAAAGTGCTGTTGAACCTTGCGCAGCAAGACTCAGTGGCGCTGCGCGTGGTCATGCGTCTTGGCTGGCAGATCGCCAACCCTGTCCGTCCTTTGTCCGGATGGAGCGATGAAAACCGCTATCCGTTCGCCGTTTTGGCGCCTGCTGCGACTGGTGGTGACGCCGGTGGTGACGCCGGTGGCGAAGGCGGCGGCGAAGGCGGCGGCGAAGGCGGCGGCGAAGGCGGCGGTGAAGGCGGCGGTGAAGGCGGCGGCGAAGGCGGCGGTGAAGGCGGCGGTGAAGGCGGCGGCGAAGGTTGAGGTGAATAATGATCGTCCTCATGCTTGTTAACACTTATCACAAAGATTACGGGGCGCTCAAGAAGGGCGCCTCGGTCTCTGTTGATGAGGCGACGGCGAAGAGGTGGGTGAGAAACGGTATTGCAAGGGTCCATGTTGCTAAAACGGCTGCGCCCAAGCAAAAGCCGAAAGCCTCTTCCAGGAAAGGCGGTAGAAAATGATCGTAAAAGCTTTTCGTCCCGTCAAAATCGGCGACCGAGTGATTCCTCCGGATACGGAGTTCGAAGCTTCGGCAGACGTGGTCAAACGTCTCCAGGAAGGTGGAGCCGGAATTCAAATCATCGCGCCTGATCTTCCCGAATCTGAAACGGTTGATCCTGTAAAAACTCAAAAACCGGTGAGAACTCCGAAATCGAAATCCAAGAAGAAATGAGGTGACGCCCGTGTTTACTTGCTATGTGACGCCTGAGGGGGCGAAAACTTATCTTGAGAGGTTCAAAGGAAGTGACGCAGTCGCTTCTTTTATCGCGTTATCTCACGATGATCAACTGGCGGTGCTCATGGGCGCTCAACTTCGCGTAGATCGGTTGAAGTTCAAAGGCGGGAAAAGCGATCCAACTCAGATGGAAGCATTCCCCCGCGTGATCAATGGACTAGATGTAGGCATCCCGGATGATGTAAAGCTCGCCGTGGTGCTGCAGGCTTACAGCAATCTGAAAACCGACAAGGAAGTATCCGCGTTGCAGTCGCTTAAGGATGCGGGAGTCTCTCGCTATCACCTTGACGACTTCGACGTGTCGCTGGATGCGGGTAAAACAGAGCAAACGAGGCGAGGCGGTCTCTCTGAGGAAGCCTATGCTTTACTCCTGCCGTATCTCTATCGCGGAGGACCAATTGCATGTCTATGAGTGATCTTGTCGCTTTGGCGTTGAATCAGACCGTTTCTTGGGAACGAAAAACGGGGATGAATGCTTACGGTGAATCCACGTTTGCAGAACCGAAAGACATCGCTTGTCGCGTGTCGGTTAAAAACCGTCTTGTCCTGAATAAAGAGGGACAGGAGGTAACCAGCACAGCACAAGTGACGACTCTTGAACCAGTCTTGATCGGTGACCGAATCACGATTGGCGAGGATAAGTTCATCGTGATCGACGTGACTGTACCTGTGACTTTCGCGGGCACGGAGCATCGGAGAAAGGTGTTTATCTGACATGGCGAACTGGGCGATTAAATCAAGCGCAGACTACCGGAAGGCTATGCAAAACATGCGGCGGAAATTCAAGGTGCTTGAGGAAGAGATGATCACTTCGTCCGCTAACGCGATCTACGGATGTTTGGGTGATACGCTCAAGAATTCGGTGGAACGCACACCTGTAGAAGAAGGCGCCTTGCGCGAGTCCGGTCATGTGAGCGTCAATGGTGTCCGCTACATGGAAGGCAAAAAAGATGGCACTGTGTCGGAAACCACAACTTATGACCCTACTCCGGATGCGACCGAAGTTGAGTTTGAGATCGGTTATACAGTCGAAGGTGGAGGAACGGGTCGCGAGGGAGATGTCAATCAGTATGCCATCGTGCAGCATGAACATACGGAGTTCGTCCATCCTCAAGGCGGCGAGGCGAAATTCCTTGAGAACGCGATCGACGAAGAGCGGCCTAAATGGAAAAAGCGAATTGCGGACGAGATGCGACAAGCGATCCGTGACGTGAAATGAGGTGCTCATGGCGAATTTTTTTGACGACATCAAGACATTCATTGAAGGACAGGGCTACGGCCCTGTTTTTTATGAGTACCTGCCGGAGGCACCTGACCATCTGATCGCTCTCTTCGTGTACAACACTCTCCCGTCCAGTGACGGCTCTTTGACGCGTTCGACGCAGATTCAGGTACGTCATTCGTCCGCTGAGGAAGCGTACAGGATCGCGACCGAGCTGTCTCATCTTCTGGATTCGGGCTCGGAAGAACAAATTATCAACCTGACACCGGACCGCTGGTGTCATTGCGCCCCTAAAAGACGTCCGAAATCATTCGGGCGCGATAACAGGGGCAGAACCACTTACTACTTCGAGGTCTCCATCTGGGGACCTGACGGATTATAACTATCTAAGCAGAAAGGAAAAATTATGGCTAAGAAAAAAGCATTGAAAGGCTTAAGAGAAATTAACCTCTTCCCCATCGTCACCAACACGGTAGAATCGTATTCCGTCGGTGAGCTTTTGCCGCTCCCGGGAGCACAGCAACTCACGAAAGACGACCAGAGAGAAGAATACAACATTCCGGCGGACGACGATGTCTATGACGCCGGATCGGACTATAAGTACACTGACATCGCCATTACCGTCGCTGAGCTTGATCTCGAAACTGAATCAAAGCTTACTGGCGGACTATACGAAAGCGAGACCGGAATTTTTCAGGCTCGCAACATCGACACCGCGCCGGAATATGCGCTCGCTTATGCCGCGATGTTCAAAGGCGGGTACCGTCTCTTCCGTCACCCTGTCGCTAAGCTCATGAGCGTCAAAGTGGATCACAACACCAAGGGTGAGAGCAACGAGATCGCACCTTACATCCTTAATCTTAGGACATTCCATCGAAAAATTGATGGCGTGCATCGTGAGGTCAAGGATACCGAGCTCGGGGAGGGCTTCGGCTGGATTCAAGCCATCGATTCGTTGCCTGTTGTTCCTGGCGGCGGTGAAGGCGGCGGTGAAGGCGGCTAATATACCGCTCGCAAACGAACAGAGGCTGACAGCTGTCTCCACCCGGAGGCAGCTGTTTGTTTTCGACTAAAACAAGGGGTGAATTATGTTTTCTAAGAGAAAGAAAGGTTCAATCGACCTGTCGCTACCCAAGGAAAAAACCGTGCACGGCATCCCCGTGACAAAGGTCCCTGTGGGTAAGTACATTGCGTCCATGCAGGACATCCAAGACCTGCCAATGACGATCATGGAAAAATGCTTCCCGGGGGAGGATTTGCAAACGGTCATTAATCAAGCTAAGGCAGCCGACAGCGGGTTCGTCCTTGACTTGACCGGCAAGCTCATGGTTAATGCTCCTGAGATAATCATTGACCTTGCAAGCCAATATCTGAGCGTTGAGAAAGAAGAACTGTTGGCGCTCTCCCCGACCGAACTGCTTGATGTGCTCGAGGCGTGGTGGGAGCTAAACGATCTATCCGATTTTTTCGGGCGCGTCTGGAAAAAGATCAAGCCGATGCTAGCCAGTCAGTTCCAGACACAGGCTCTTGGCTCCAACGATGGCTAGCGATTGCTGAAACCATAGGAATCAGCAAATCAGAACTGTTACAGGATTATTACTACGATGAATTTCTCGTCGTGTTGGATGAATACAACGAACTGCATAAGTTCGATCAGAAAAAAGAAGACATCGAAGAAGTAGACGCGGGGGATTGGTGAGCACATGGATTATGAAGTTGAAAGATTAGTGTTTGTCGTCCGCTCCGTCGCTGATGGCGTTGACAAGGGGTTCAAGGCTGCAGAACGCGCAGCCAGTGGAATGGCGGATGTGTATGCCAAAGCCGAGAAGACAGAACGGACGTTAGAAAGGGCTCTACAGAAACTTCGCCAAGAACTTGAGCAAGTTCAAAAAGCCGGCCAGAAAGATACCTCTGTTATCGAAGGGAAAATTGCCCGACTTGAGCAGAGCAAAAAGTCGCTGCAATCGTATGTGGAGGGGGAGAAAAAGCGCACCGAGGCAATCCTAGAGGCAGCTCGTGCTGAGGCTGAATCTGCTAAGCAACAGCAAGAGAGTCAGGCTCAGATGCTTGCGGCTATTGCAATCATTGGTGTAATTATCAAGAGCTACAAGACGCTCGTTTCGGTGCTGGATGAGACGACAACAGCATATGCTCAAAACCGCAACGCTATGGTTGGTTTGCGATCCATCGCCGAAGGAACCGGCCAAGATATGGGTTCGATCAATAAGGCCATCGGTGAACTGATTGATGACGGTCTCATTCCTCTCGAGCAAGCTTCCACATCAGTTAAAAATCTTCTCTCACGAGGGTTTGAGGCACAAGAAGCAATAGATATTATTCTCCGACTGAAGGACGCGGCGGCTTTCGGACGGCAGGCTAGCTACTCATTGGCCGACGCGGTCATGACCGCCACCGAGGGCTTGAAGAACGAAAACTCGATCCTAGTCGACAACGCAGGTGTAACAAAGAACGTTTCGAAGATGTGGCAAGACTACGCAAAACAGCGCGGGATCACCACCGAGGCGATGACCTTAGCGCAAAAACGTGAAGCTGAGTACATCGGGATCATGGAAGAGACGCGTCATCAAGTCGGAGACGCGAAAAAGCTGTCTGAAGAATTCGCAGGATCACAGCTTGCTCTTGAGGCTTCAACACAACGGCTCAAGGTCGCTATCGGCGAAGCGAACGTCACAGGTTTGACGCCTATGCTTTCGCTCCTAAACCAACTCACACGCGGTGCTGCAGATTTTGCGACCGAAAATCAGGGCATCATCACTTTTGGTGTTAATTTCGGAAAAACCCTTTTGATTGGCGGAGCAGCGCTTCTTTTGTTTCGCACTAACTTCAAAGGCGTGATTGCAGACATGGTGTCTGCTTCACCGATTCTAGGCAAGATAACAGCGCAGTTTGGAGCACTTAAGGGTGTCATCTCCGGCCCTTGGGGTTGGATCACGCTCGGCATTTCTGTCTTGGTTGGTGTCTTAACTGCAGTCGCAGGTGAGAGCGCAAAAGCTACAGAGAAACTCCGTGAGCTGAACGAAGAAGCATCAGAACTCTCGAGGCAAGCTCATGGTGCTACGTCGTTGGTAGATCGCTATGAAGAACTATCCGCTAACGCGTTCCGAACCAAGGAAGAGACAGCGGAAATGAACCGCATCTCAATCCAGCTTGTCACATCTTACGGCTTTCGTGCAGACGGGATAAACGCAGAAGGTGAAGCGATTCTGACGAACGTCGAGCTCATGCGTGAGCAGTTAAGGCTCTCTCAAGAGATGGCGAAACTGAAACTCGAAGAAGCGGAAAAAGGCAACGAGAACCGATACGAGGAATTGCTCGATACGATTGATAAAACTAATGCGAAACTTGCAGACGAAGAAGCGCGTCTCGGAGAAGTAACGGACGCTCTAAGAAAGCTGAGAGCAGAGCAAGAGGCCTATTCCGAGGCAGTCGATAAAGAACGCATCCAGCCGGATATCGATCTGCATGTCAGTGCGTTTGAAGAGATGGAAAGCAACATCAATAAATATCAGCAAAAGATCACAACGAGCATGCAAGAGCTGTTTGAGCTTGTCGGCCAATCGATCAACCTTGCTAAAGCGCGCCTTGGAAGCGAAGCATCAGAGATTCCTCAAGAGATGTTCTCTGCGATAGCAGAACGTATGCAACAGATCGCGAATGAAGGCGGAGATATATCAGCGGATGCTGCCGAAGCGATGATGCGATCATTTTTGCGAATCGACAAGGCTGCGGCAGTGGCTGAGGGCATTGCAGAACTGACGGACGTTCGCACACAGATCATTGCAGGGGTTGCTGCGAGCGGTATTGATGATGCTGACGGTATATCAATCGTCGATCAGATCATGGAAAGTTTGACGAGTGATAGTAGCCTATCCGATACGATGGCGAAAGCAAAAGTGCTTGGACAACGGATCATGGATGGTGTCGCATCAGCAGACGAGAAAAAAGCGTTCAATACGTTGTCTGGGAAAATGCTTACCGGTCTCTCAGGCCTGCAAAAAGATTTGGAAAACAAATTCAAATCCATGAGGCTGCCTACGGACTCTCTAGACAAAGCGTTCGATAGTCTGCGTGGAACGCTTAGTAAAACTGCCGCCGATCTTGAAAAATTTCGAGGCGCGATTAAAGCACCAGAGTTAAAAGACCTGATTGGCATGCTTGGGTCGGCGCAAAGTGCCTATGAATCACTCAATAAGGAAATCCAAGATGCTTATGATCTCCAAGCTGCGATTGATGTATTGCGAGAAGGCGACACAGCCACAAGGGAATTTGCGCAAGCGCTTGAGTTTATGACTGATCGCTATGGCGTATCGAAAGATCAGATTCTTGAAAATCTAGACGCATATCAGAGCGACGTTGATGCCAAAAACGTCATGATCGAAATGAATTATGCTCTTGCCCAAGCCCAGATTTTGATGGCTATAAACTCTCTCCAAAGCATGAAGTCCATGGACGAGAATGTTAATAAGCACTCTAAGAATGTGATCAATTCCCTGCAAAAGATTCTTGACAAGCTCGCACAGTTGGACGGTGCATCTGCCACGATTAGCACTGATGATGACAAATTTAGAATTGACGTTAATAGGCCTGGCGGAGGAGGACGTAAACCCTCCTGGCTTAAGCCAGCAAAACCTAAAAGGAGTGGTGGCGCAAAGAGGTCATCCAAGGCACAGTCTGATAAGAATGTCGCCTTGGAGCGAGAGCTTGCTCTAATAGAGAGGAAAAAGCGACTCGATCAAATCACGTTTGACGAGGAAATATCTCTACTGGAACGGGCACGTCGGCTCTATGCAAAGACAGCGGAAGAGCGTGCAAAGATCGACGATCAAGTCTATGCCTTGCGACGTGAGAAGGAAACGGCTCACATCGAACATCTCAAAGCCATGAACCGTCTGACTCTGGCTGAAGAGATCAAGATGCTTGAGAAGCGGCTCGCCTCGTACAAGGCCGGGACTGAAGGTTACAAAGAGGTTGAGAGACAGCTCCATCAAGCGCGCCAAGAAGAGGTGCGTAGAGCATACGATACCGATGTCTACTACGGTAAGCTCACCCTCGAACAGCAAGCAGAGCGTTTGCGCGAAATGATTAGCCAGTACAGAAAAGGTACAGAGGCACGAATTGAACTTGAAAAAGAACTGTTTGACCTGCAGCAACAAATTAAAGAACGGGATCAAGAACTAACACGTAAAGCTTATGATCTGGACGTCTTCTATGGTCGCTTAACTCTCGAACAACAAGCGCAACGCGTTCAAGAAATGATCCGTCAGCACAAGGAAGGTACTGACGCCCGCATAGAGCTTGAAAAAGAGCTGTTTAATATACAGCAACAAATCAAGGATCGCGACAAAGAAATGGAACTCGCAAGGTTTGAACATGCGAAAGCAATGAATCAGTTAACGCTTGCTGATGAAATCAAAACCCTTGAGAAGCGACTTGCGGCGCATAAAGCTGGTACAGCCGAATATATGGAAATCGAACGTGAGCTTTATCAATTGCGGCAGAACCAGCAGCGTCAAACTTACGATCTTGATGTCTTCTACGGGCGACTTACGCTTGAGCAACAAGCTGAGCGCATCAAGCAAATGGTCGAGGCTCACAAAAAAGGTACAGAGGCGCGGATTGAGCTCGAAAAAGAGCTATTCAGCTTGCAACAACAGATCATTGA